GTTTTTTTTGATTATATTATACGCAAAAATAAAAGAATTTCAAGAAAAAGGAGAAGAATATGTTGAAATCTGTAATATGTTTTGAAACAAAAGAAAAAGTAAGAGTGATAGGCGGAGGTGACAGTTTGGATATGTCGCTCTTTGCAATTGCAATATGCAAGATTGCTGCAGAAAAGATATCAATAGAAAAAAATGTAAATTATACAAGAGCAATGGAAATAGTTCTAAATAATATAAAAGAGAATCATGAAAAATTATAAAAAATAAGAAAAAAATAGAATATGCCGCACATGTAGGGTATGATACTTATATAGAGGAGATTACTGATTACAATAGTTAACAGCATTAATATTGATGATTTTATAATTAAGAATGATGAAAGGGGTGGTGTGCAATTATATGAATGCTTATTGAAGATAAGAAATATATAGATGATGGTAAATAGAAATAATTGTTTAGGAGAAAATTATATGTCAAGAAATGTATACACTGAAGAGATAATGGAAAATATAGAAAAAGAATATCGTATTGATGATGAGGCTGAAATTATAAGATATATGGATTTCAGTAAGTTTATGAATATATTAATTAAAAAGGAATTGTTTTTCTGTAATGCTGAGAAATTTGAAGATAAATATGAGGGTGAAGTTCCAAACGGATTTTATAATTTATGGAGTGATAAAAAGAAGCAATTTTATAAAGAAAGAGATGAGATATTAAATAGAGTAGCTTACATTAATTGCTGGAATAATTTTGAATGTGGGGAAAATTATGCAATGTGGAAATTATATACTCATCCGGATACAGGTGTAGCAATTAAAACAACAGTTGGACATTTGAGAAAAGCACTTAATGATTCGAGAGTTGAGATATATAAAGTGAAATATTTGGATTCGTTTGTTGACGGAAATAAAACTTTAGAACTTCCTTTTTATGATCATCCTGAAGATTTTGTCTGGGAACATGTTAAAGAAGCATGTAAATATCGTGCATACAAATATGAAAATGAGATCAGAGCACTATGTTATGACGAAAATGATGGTAAGGTAGGAAAAAATATTAACATTTCAGTGGATACATTAATAGATGAAATATATATTAGTCCTTATGCACAAGTGTGGTTTGAAGAATTAATTAGAGATATAGTAAATGATCCTGAATATGGTTTAGATAGTGTAGAAGTGAATAAGTCAAGTATTTCATTTAGATAGAATCTAAATTTAAAGGCGTTCGAGAGAACGTCTTTTTTAATATCTAAAAATACCTATGGGCAACTAATAATTTTACGCAATAAAAAAGGACGTTTTTTGAACGTCCTTTTGCGATGTATAGGGGTTTTATACATCGAGTATGAAAAAACTTCTTTAAAATTATAACAATTTTTTACAACAATGTCAAGAGAAAGGAGACAAGCAAATATGAGAATCAGAGCAAGACCTAATAGGTCTTATTTTTATGCAACAAACCAGATAAGAAAGGAAAAACAAAATGATGAAAGAAATTATATTATTACTAGGTAGCAACATGCTCTTTCGAGCACTCCTGATCTGTGTATCTTTAGATTCCATCCTTGGAGCACTGCGAGCAATCAAAGAGCATAAGTTTAATTCATGTGTAGGAATTGATGGGGCAATCAGAAAAGCAGCAATGTTGTTCTCTGTGTGCTTACTGATGTCAATTGATGTGATCATGCATATTAACATGTTAAGTTTCGTTCCTGAAAAATATATACAGTTGCTGGGAATCGAAAAGTTAGGAATCTGTGAATTTTTCTGCCTGTTATTTATTTTATATGAAGCAGTCAGCATCTTAAAGAACATGACTCTATGCGGATTACCAGTACCAACAAGAATAAAGAATTTTATCCAGAAGTTTTTAGAAGACATGACAGAAGAACTACCAGAACACGAAACAGATATAACAAATATTATAGAAGAAAATAGGAGGTAACTAACATGGCAATATACAATATTCATGGCGGGCATAATCCAAGTGGCAAGATCGCGTGTGGAGCAAGTGACTTATTGGACGAAAGCAGAGAAGATAGAAAAATCTGCAAAGAGGTTGTAAGGTTATTAAAGAAAAAAGGGCACAAAGCATATAACTGCACGGTCAGCAACGGAACTAGTCAAAACGATGTTCTGAAAAAGATCTGTGCAAAATGTAACAAAAGAAAAGCAGCACTCGATGTATCAATCCATTTGAACAGTGGCAGAAACGACCGAAAAGGAGATAAAAAGATAGCAGGAACAGAAATCTGGTGCACAAAGGAAGAAGGTATTAAAAAGGCTGCAGGTAACAGAATCCTTGCAAACATGAAAAAACTTGGATTTACAAACCGTGGAATCAAAACAACGGGCGGTTTATATTATCTTAATCATACAATCAATAAAGCAATCCTTATTGAGGTGTGTTTCGTTGATGATGAAGATGATTATAATCTTTACAAGAAGGTTGGTTATAAAAAGATCGCAAAAGCGATTGCTGATGGTATCGCAGGGTAAAGAAAAATAATATTTCTATGTTACTAATTTGTTACTAAATATAGCATTTTAGAGGCAGTTTAGAAGTATTAAAACATTCAACAAATGGCTTAAATACGATGTTTTGGGCATTTGTTATTTGAAAATATTTATGGTATAATAATTTTGCAATGTTAGGAAATGGCTTAAAATGGTCATTTCCTAACATATGTGTTACTAATTTGTTACTTGTTGAATGGAAATTTATTATTTCAACAAAAGAATTGTCTCTCTTAATTGTTCTACTGTTTTATGATTATAAACCCTATTTCCAACATCTTTAGATTTGTGCCCCATCAGCATATCAATACACTTTCTATTACCACCTGCATTATCAAGGAATGTTTCAAAAGTATGTCTAGCTTCATGAGGAGTTTTCTTCTTCTTTGTTATATAGGAAATAACAGTTTTCCATTCTTCATAAAAATCCCCTTTTTTAAATTTAGATCCTTCATCAGTTTCTAAAAAATATTCATTACTTTTCTTTAGCCGATTTTTCACAAACGGCATGATACGAGGATGGATTGGCACAATTCTATTCTTCCCTGAAGAAGATTTGCTTCCGCCTTTAAAATATTCTTCTTCAAGATTGATCTGATCACATGTCATATTTAACAATTCCATTAATCTGAATCCGGTGTAAATATAGATTAATACAATATCTACATTTTTTTGATCAGATATTTTCCACAGATCTTCAACTTCTTTTTCAGTGAATGGAGTGCGTTTAGTTTCTCCCTGTTCTGTGCTGACAGAAATTATTTGAGAATACATCTTATCTATAATGTCTAATTCAAATGCAAAATTATCTAAATGCCACCAAAGTGCTTTGATATGAGATTGTGTAGCGTAACTACGACCACAATCGTCCATGGTTGCTTGCATATGATAAGCTCGTATTTGCCTATATTTCTTTCCGTACAGTTTTTGACAATGTTTATAAGCTGCTTTAAGTGTATATAAACGAGAACTTCCAAGTTTAGGAGCTTTTACTTCAAGCCATCGCTTATATAATTCTGCAAGAGTGACGCGATTGCGATCAATATTCCAAGGATTATCATTGTACCTGGCTAAAATAATATTTGCTTCTTCACGAGTTGCAGCATAGTCCACTGGGACCTGCCTTCCGTGTCCATCTTCATCATATGTAGTAACTTTTACAACGTATGGTCGTGATCGATTTCCTTTTAATTTCGTTACACTGCCGTAGCCGTTAGGATTTCTTCTTGCCATATATCATCATTCCTTTCTAAAAAAGGGTACAAAAAATACACCCTTATCAAATTGTGTTTTTGCAGGATGTATGATATAATTCTGGTGTTGAGTCAGAGACATATCATACACTACGTTGATAGGTTTCTAAATTTCGCCTGGTTGGTAGCCAGGCGTTTTTTGTAATTATCTTTTATTTAAAAATATAAATTGGAGAATAATTTGCATCAACTCCGAAAGTATTTGAATATGTAAAAGGACTTCCAATCAAACTAATTTTATCTCCTGTCTTTGGAAGTTTTGCATAACTTTTATTTACAAAGCAAAGAAGTTTATCATCTGTACCATCTAAATTAAGGCTAACAATATTTGTAGCATACCGTAAGGCTGACGAAAATTCATATTCTCCTGACACACTGGAATCGACACTATCTGAGATTTTTTTTCTTTCCGCTTCGGAATATGGATTTTCTATAACAGATGCTACTTTTCCCATGATACGAGAGGTCGTGGAATTGCCTATTACACTATTTGTATTGCTTTTGTATTTTACTTTAGATAAATTTGGAGTGATCACTTTACAATTATCTGAATATATAGATGCCCGAGACTTTCCATTTTCATTATATTTTGGGAATATTGTAACTTCAACTTTGATATTATCTCCAGGATTCAGCAATGCGATTTCAGACGGCACTTTTGTACTTTTCTTAGATGCATGAAAAAAACACAAAAAACTGTTTTCAGAGTTTTCCTCTTCTTGAAGATTTAAAGCAGTTCCAAGAATATATGCAAACTTTCCACGAAGCTGAATAGTTTGATTTATAGATAAATCATTTTTTTCTGCATATTGCTTTATAACATCAGTATATTTATTTTCCTCCTTTTCGCTATCGCTCCAATATTTTGTTTTTTCTTCAACGGAATTAACGACTTTGTTATAGGATTTAAGGAAATCATCAATATTATATTCTTTGACAGTTTCTTTGTTTGATCCACAAGCAGTTATTAGTACCAGTATGCCTAATAAACTCCATAATAACAAAAACTTTTTTCTCATAATTTTTCCTCCTCGTATATAAAGTATGTTATAATAAATTTGTATAGCTTACATATTTTATACACTAGAGGTAGCGGTGGCTTATTGCAGTAGGTCATCGCTATTTTAATCTTAGTTTAATCAACTCTTCATTATAGCCGAGTGCATGCGCGATCTGTCCAGTGGTGTATTCCTGGTACTCTAAAAATATATCGTCCGGCACAAGAAGTTCCATAGCAAATAGATCCGCTTCTTTTTCATACTTCGTTGTATTGAACCCAGTATATGTATCCATGAATAAAGCATTAGCTTTTTTATGCAACAACATATGACCTAACTCATGAGCACAGACAAGGATTTGTTCATGTTCTGGAAGAGAATCGTCAATATAAATAATGTTGTTACGTTGAAAATATTGATAGAATCCTCTGACACCTTCAAGTGGCACTGGCACAAGGATCACATTCATTCCCTTGATAATCTCAAAGGGGTCTCTTGTTTTGTGTTTCTTGACAAGCGAATTTACAATCTTTTTTATGTCCATTCACATCAGTCCTTTTTATATTTTTTAGGTGTATATTTTTCCTTGTTCTTTTTCTTAGCCATCTCCATCCCAATTTCCATTGCGTTTAGAATAGATTCAATTGCTTCAGGAGAAGCGGGATCGCCATCAAACATTAATCCTTCTTGGGATGTTAGTTTGTCTTTGGTTTGCTGTAGGATTTCTTCTATTTGTTTTGTGTCTCTTTTGTTGAGCTCTGGTTGGTTTTCAGCAAATGGAATATAAGTAGTTTTAAGCGTTCTTCCTAATAAATAATCGATATCGACATTGAAGAAATCAGCAATCAATTCTAATGTTTCAAAATCTGGTTCACGAGCTCCGCTTTCATACATTCCGATAGTACTTCTGGAAATTTTTAATTTTTTTGCGAGAGCATCTTGAGTTAAACTATGAGAAGTTCGCAACGATTTTAATATATTTTGAAAATTTCCCACTTTATAAATCACCTTCCTTATATATTGTATTTGTTGATATAAGAATATCACGTAACGTGAAAAAAGTAAATAGAAATGTCACAAAAAGTGTTGACACAATACGTGACATATGATAATATATAGTTGAAGCAAAGGTAAGACAATAAAGAAAGGAAGTGAGAAAATGTTGGATGCCAAAGAAATTGGGTGTCGACTAAGAGAGTTAAGAGGAAACATCTCGAGAGAAACTGTTGCCGATGCTGTTGGCATAAGTGTATCTGCTATATCAATGTATGAAAATGGAGAACGCATTCCTCGTGATGTTGTTAAAGTTAAATTAGCTTCATATTACGGCAAAAGTGTACAGGAAATTTTTTTTGATGAAAAATGTCACGTTTAGTGACTTAACAAACTTCCGAGCTTGCGCTCATTAGTAAATCTACAAAAACGAAACTAAATAACCAGGAGGTGGGAAAGACGAAAACAGTAGATATGACAAGATATATCGCGTGTGTGGTATGGCTGATAAGTTTTGGGATTAATATATACCGACTTTCGCGAGTAAAAAAGCAAGATCCTGAATCTACAGAGAAACAGGACCTTATACTGATTCGAATGGCACTAGATGTTGTATTGTTCGCTTTGTTTTTGAGAAGAGTGAGTATATATTTTTGGATTTAAATTTTGAGAATCAATTGTTTGAATCGGACTTATTAAGATTTAAATGTAATTCTTCATCTTTTAAATCTAATTCACGATCTTTTTGATCTAGCTCACGTTCTTTTTGCTCAAACTCAAGTTTTTTGTATTTTTTATCCAATTGTAATTGCTCTTTGGATATTTGATTAGACTCAGCTTGAAGTTTGTTTTGAGTAATGAGGCAACAAACAGTAATAGCAGAAATAATAGTTGTTACGATGGAAATAAAGAGTTTGATAGATATCTTTTCCTTAATAGGTAACAAAATATCTGAAATAGATGGAGTGTTATCAAAAATATCAGAGATGGAATCTACAAAACTTATAGGTGCAGAAACTGTATCCTGATCAAATTCAAATTGATCCACATCAAAATCTGAAGAACTTTCAAAAGCAGAAAGTATTTCTTTCGAAGTAATTATTAACTCTGTAGCCTGTTGCTGGAGAGAAGAAGTATATGTATTTTGAAGCTTTTGTATACTCTTACATACTCCACTTACAGCAGGACCATTTAGATATGAATCTTTTATGCATGACGAGAGTTTAATTGCGGATGCAAGCGCAGAGTTGTCCATGGATAGGCCCATAACTTTAACATTTAAGGCTGCAGTGTATTTCACTTTGCTAGCAATAGCATCTACCATCGTAGGTTTTGGAACAAATTTTTTCGCATTTAAGGATGCAGCTAAAGCAGAATGTGGAATGGTTTTTGCATAAAAGTTAGATCTTTTTGTGAATGCTTGCGTGAATCCTTTATATGAATCTAAAGTTTTTTGAATTGACGATAGCTCTTTAGAAAACGAATTAATTTTATCGTATTTCATAGGTTTATTCTCCTTTCATTATTACTCGGGCATGGCGGTGCCCTGTGAATTAAGTATAGGAGATATATGAAAGAAAGACAACAGAATAATGGCAGATGGCTTAATCCTCTGTCCGATACATATAACCCCGAAACTCCTCCATAAAATTGGTTAATCATTAAAAATAGCACTCAATCGGACGGAGAGTTAAGCCATCTGAAGAAAGGTAGGTGATGAAAGTGTTCAGGGACAGGCTTAAAAAAGTAATGGCAGATCAAAACATCAATCAAGTAGAGTTGTCCAGAATCTGCGGTGTAAGTAGATCGACCGTCAGTAAGTGGATGTCTGGAGATTCGGAACCAACAAAAGCGAGACGAAATGAGATTGCAGAAGCATTTGATCTTCCAGAGAATTACTTCGAAGAAATAGTAATTCCTAAAAAGAAAATAGAGACGTTAACCCCGAAAGAAGTTGCGTATTTGATGGGAATGGGTGTTCCAACAATCGAAAAAGGACTGATTCAAGGGATTTTTCCATGGGGATATGCAATCCGGACAAGTGAAAAAAAGCACAGGTATTTCATAAATGCAAAAAAGTTTTTTGCAACTGAAATGATAAGCGTTTGAGAAAGGAGCATAAAGATGCATACAGAAACAAAAGCAATGATCTGCACAGCAGCAGTGCTGATCGCAATGGGAATTTTTAAAGAATTAGCAGCAGTGTGTTTGATCACAGCAGTGGTGTTTGAGGAAGGAGTGAAGAAATTTGATAGATAAGAAAGAAAAAAGTGCCCACGGAGCGGCAACTCCATTAGGCACACAATTAAATAGACAAGCAAATTATAACACAGATCAGAAGAAAAGTGAAATCAGAAAAACAGCAGTTGAGATCTTTGATCTATCTTTGCAGCTGCAAGAAATGACAGATGGAACTATAGATTGGCGAGAACCAGGTGTTCCATGTGTACAAGCTGAATATCATGGAGCTGCCGCAGTGCTAAGCGTTAGGATCTGGGAAGATGGTTTTAATGCAGAACAGCAACCAGATTACAGTACAATGCTGTTCTTGGATAATCAGAACTGTATGAACGAAGCAAAGTATCTGAAAGAAAAATTAATGGGATTATTAGAAGAAAGAAGAGGAAATGACAATGGGAAAGATGATTCTGATCAAAACTGATAATGAGGTAAAAGAGCTGGAATATCCAGATGAGGGACTTAAATCATGGAAAAAGTTGAAAGAACACATTGGAAACAGATGTGAGTTAATTGAACACGTACAGCCCAAGAGATTATATACAGAGATCGGTGCAGGAATTGAGATTAAAAATGTGCCGGGATCAAAAGTAAGCATGTTGGTTGATGAAGAATTTTATTTTCACTGTGACAAAACCAAATTAAATAAGATAGCTTCATGGCTGTATGAGACAGATCGCCATGGATACCCGATTCTTGGTAATGCCTTGATTATTGGAGAAAAGTATGGAAATGCAGGAATTGAGTTTTGTGGAATGTCAGAAGAACAGTTTGATCTTGTCTTTCCTAAATTAAAAGAATTGGGAAAGAGGTTTAAAGATGCAGGAGATTGAGATCAGCAAAGGAATCAAACGGATCCAGTTCGATTCCTTTGATTCCTGGTTAAATGCCAGACACGGAATCGGTGGATCTGATGCATCTGCGGTATTAGGATTCAATCCATATAAAACCAACACTGATCTTTATTTAGAAAAAACAGGACAGCGGATCGCTCCGGATATTTCAGATAAGGATTATGTGAAGTATGGACATGATGCAGAGCCGCTACTAAGACAATTATTTGCTCTTGACCATCCAGAATACAAGGTTGAATACTTCGGAGACAACATGATCAGAAATGAAAAATATCAATGGGCACATGCTTCCTTGGACGGAGAGCTTACAGATCAGGATGGAAGAAAGGGAATCTTAGAGATCAAGACTACAAATATCCTACAAAGTATGCAGCGAGAAAAATGGAATGATCGAATCCCTGATAACTACTACATACAGGTTTTGCACTATCTACTTGTTACAGAATATGATTTCGTTGAGCTTCGGGCACAGCTAAAGTCAGAATGGCAAGGGCAGATAAGGTTGCAGACAAAAGATTACCATATTGAGCGATCAGACGTAGAAGAAGATATTGAGATATTAAGACAAGCAGAAGAAGAGTTCTGGCAGAAAGTTCAAAGAAGGCAACAGCCAAACTTGATTCTTCCAGAAATATAAAAGGAGAAATTGTTATGAATCGATACGATGAATATATGAAAGAGGTTCAAGAAAAGAAAAAAGAAAATCAGGCTATTGTAAATAAAATTGTTGAGATTTTAAAAGGCAATAACCTGACGGTTGAACATATTGAAGTCATCTTAAATATGACTCGTGAAGAGGTGATTAAAACGGCGCATCTGTAACAAAATCTGAATCGGAACGATTTTGGAGAGTAGAGTAAATATCATTGAAAAATGAAGTAAGTAATTCGGCTTCTCCATATAGTTCATTACCGGGATACAGATCAGATGAATCAATAAAGGAGAAACATATGGAATTTAAGATATACAATCCACAGGAAGAAGGATTCCTGAAAGAGATTGATTGGAATTATGAAGAGTTAAAAACAGAGATCCAGAAGAAAGCAAACGACTATATGAATCTGGTCTATACAGCAGATCAGATTAAGGATGCAAAAAAGGATCGTGCTAATCTTCGAAAATTTGTAACCGCATTAGAGAACAAAAGAAAAGAAATCAAACGACAGGTCATGCAGCCATACACATCTTTTGAAGAACAGGAAAAAGAACTGATCGGCATCGTTGATCAAGCGATTGGAAACATTGACATCCAGATCAAAGGATACGAAGAAGCAACACGGCAAGAAAAATTAGAGAAAATCAAGGGAATCTATTCAAAGACAATCGGTGATCTTGATCGCACGATTCCATTTGAAAAAATCTATAAGGATTCTTGGTTAAATGTATCAACGACATTGAAATCTATCACAACAGAGATCGCAGAGATCAGAGATAAAGTTGACAGCGATCTGAAAGTAATCAATGCAGATACAAGTCCTTATGTTTTTGAAATGAAAGAAGAATATCTGAAAGCTTTTGATCTGAACGCTGCAATGATGAAGAAACAGAAGTTAGAGGAGACCGCCAAGAAGAAAGCCTTATTTGAGGAAGAGCAGAAGCAGAAGGAAGAGCAGAGACAGCAACAGTTAAAAAAAGAAGCGCAGAAAGTGGCATCTGCTGGCGAAAGCAAAGAAGCATCAGAGATGCCAAAAGAACCGGCAGAAGTTCCAAAACCTAAACGTACGGAAGAAAGAACTGTAGCGATTACATTTCGTTGTGTTGTAAAAGAACACAACTTTGATGAAGCGAATGCGAAGATCAGTATTCTTAAGAAAACATGTGAAGAATTTGAAATCATAAGTCAGGAGGAATTATAAGATGGCAGTTGGAAACAGTTTAGCAAACAGACAGCAGAAAACAGGATTAACGGCATATCTTACAAATGATGCTGTAAAAAATCAGATTAATAATGTAGTCGGTGGTAAAAACGGAGATCGTTTCATTGCTTCTATTGTATCTGCAGTACAGGTTAATTCAGATTTACAGGAATGTACAAATCCATCAATCTTAAGTGCTGCACTACTTGGAGAGTCTTTAAAACTCTCTCCATCACCACAGCTTGGACAGTATTACATGGTTCCATTCAGAAACAACAAAAAAGGATGTAAAGAAGCACAGTTTCAGCTTGGTTATAAAGGATACATTCAGTTAGCGATCCGCTCAGGGCAGTACAAAAAACTAAACGTTCTGGCAATTAAGGATGGGGAATTGGTTCGATTTGATCCACTGAATGAAGAAATCGAAGTAAATCTGATCGATGATGAGGAAGTAAGGGAAGAAGCAAAGACGATCGGATACTATGCAATGTTTGAATATACAAACGGTTTCCGAAAAGCTATGTACTGGTCCAAAAAGAAAATGGAAGCACATGCATTAAAGTATTCCAAAGGGTATGCAGCAAAAAAAGGATATACATTCTGGGAGAAAGATTTTGATGGAATGGCTTATAAGACAATGCTTCGCCAGCTGATCAGTAAATGGGGAATCATGAGCATTGATATGCAGAATGCAATGGAATCTGATATGGCGGTGATCCATGAAGATGGAACAAAAGATTATGTAGATACAGTTTCAGAAGAAAATATTGTAGCAGATCAGGATCTGCAGGAAACGGCAGAGGAAACACCTGAACCAGAAAAACAGGAACTACAGGAAGAAACAACAAAAGAAGAACCACAGCAGTTCTTTAAATAAAAGAAAGGAGCAACACGATGAAACATATTAACTTAGAACAGTTTGCAGGAGGGAAACTTTCAGTACAGCTTAATAAGGCATTAGAAAAGATCACTGAAAATGTTCAGGATCCGAACACTGATGCGCAGAAGGTCAGAAAGATCAATGTATCAATCAGTTTCCGGCCAAACGATGAAAGAAACTTTGTGGCAACTACGGTAGAAACAAAGTTAAGTCTTGCACCAGAACTTGGAGCTACAACAGCACTGAGTATGGGCAGAGATCTTCGCACCGGAGAGGTTGAAGCGGTTGAAATCTTTAACCAGATTCCTGGTCAGATGAATGTTGATGATGTGATCGACCAGGAAGAAGATGAAACACCGAAAGCTTTTGATCCGGATACTGGAGAGATCTACGAACCAAGCAGCAAAGTCATTAATTTAAGAAAAGCAAAACAGGCATAGGAGGATACATAACAATGGATAATACATTTTTAAGAGAAGCAATCGAAAAGATCGAAGAATTGACAGACAGTGCAAGAGAGCCACACGTTGTAAAAATCGCAGGAAAGACTTATTGCGATAAATCTATGTCACGATATGACAGAGAAGAGTTTGCAGAACCATTGACAGCTACAAGTCTTAATTCTCTGATCGATTATATCAGTGGAAAGAGTGAAGAGTTAAGAGAATCTATGATCATTCACGTAGAATCTCCAACAAGAGTAAGATTACTATCTGGTCTTACACAGGAAAGAAATCGAGAAGAATTATTCCGTGTAGATACAAATCCAAATGGTTTTGATTTCGATCACTACTATGATCAGGAAGCGTTTGTAATTAATATGCAGACTGCCTTTAAACAGGGTGATGAAACAGAACTGATTCTTTCAGTTGCCGGAAACGTAGAAAATAAAACAGTGGCCAACTATGGAGATGATGGAGTCAGCCAGAAAGCTACGATCACAAAAGGTATTGCAGGAAAAGAAGATGTGATCGTACCAAATCCAGTAACACTTCGCCCATATCGTACCTTCCTGGAAGTAGAACAGCCAGAAAGCAAGTTTATCTTTCGAATCAGAGAAGGTTCCGATGGACAGCCAATGTTTAAGTTAGTAGAAGCTGATGGGGGTCTCTGGAAGTATGAAGCTGTAGATGCTATCAAGAAATATTTAACAGAGAATTTACCGAAAGAACTGTTAAAAGTGATCACGATCATCGGGTAACAGTTATGGAGACAGTTAGATTTACAGTCCCTGGTGCACCGAAAGGAAAAGCCAGGGCAAGAACTGTCCGTAGTAAAGGTGGTGGAACTTTCTCATATACGCCAGAAGGTACTATGTTGTATGAGAATCTGATTAAGTGCTGTTACAGGCAGGAATCAAACAACATCATTTTTAATGACGGACAGCCCTTAAAAGTAACGATCATAGCTTATTATCCGATCGTTAAGAGTACAAGCAGGAAAAAGAAACAACAGATGTTGGAAGATCTTATGTTTCCAACGAAGAAACCAGACATTGATAACATTGCAAAAAGTATTCTTGATGCTTTGAATAAACTAGCATACAGGGATGATACGCAGGTTGTAACGCTGCATATGGAAAAGCATTATGCAGAGGACCCACGAGTTGAAGTAGAGATAGAAGAAATCAAATAGGAAAAGGAGAATCGTTTTGGCCAGACAGAAAAAACAAGGCATCGATTATTTTTCTTTGGATTGCGATTTCTTTTCGGACAGGAAGATAAAGATCTTGAAATCCAGATATGGAGCAGACGGGATCACAATTTTCATTTATCTTCTTTGTGAAATATATAGAAATGGATATTACATCATTGTAGATGATGATTTTTACTATATCGTGTCAGATGATCTGAACATGAATAGTGATAAGGTGAAGCAAGTCTTGACATTCTTATTGGAACGGTCGATGTTTGATAAACAGCTTTTCCAGTCGGACGCTGTCCTGACTTCTGCCGGAATACAGAAGAGATTCCAGTTAGCAGTAAAAACAAGAGCTAAGAAGAATCCAATAAAAGTCGACAGGTTCTGGCTTTTAAATGAAGAAGAAACAGAACCTTTTATTAAAGTTACCCATTTTGAAGATAATTCTGAGAATAATACGGATAATTCCAAGAAAAATAATGATAATTCCCGAGAAGAATCCATAAAGGAAAGTAAAGTAAAGGAAAGTAAATATTATTATAGCAATCCAGATCTGAACAGAGAGTTCTGTCTTTATCTTGATATGAGGAATCATACTGGCCCAACATTATCTGCAGAACAGATCAATGCCTTGAAAGAAGAACTAGATTCTCTGGCTGAGAATGATTCTGATAAGTTGGGCATTGTAAGAAAAGCATTTGGTGGAGGATATAAGAGTTTCTTCCCTACATCAAGGAAACGGAAGAAATCAACACCGAAGCCAAAGAAAAAAGAAACTATACACAATTTTACACAGCGAGAATTCAAAGATTGTGATTACGAGAATCTGGAGAAGCAGTTGTTAAAGAAACAGTTAGGAGATGACATAACGTATGGATAATTTAATTCCTGTTAACTACGATACAGAAGAACCAACAGTATCAGCAAGGGATTTACACGAAGCACTTGAGATTAATAAAAGATTCTCAGCTTGGTTTGAATCAAATTCACAAGGATTCGTAGAAAACGAAGATTTTACAAGTGTACTTACAGGTACGGTTGTAAACAATGGAGCACAACGCGAACTACAGGATTATAAAATGTCTGTAGATATGGCAAAACATATTTGTTTAATGTCTAGAACTGAAAAGGGAAAACAGATTAGACAGTACTTCCTTGACTTAGAAAAAGCCTGGAATACACCAGAACAGATCTTTGCGAGAGCATTAAAGATGGCTGATAGAACAATAGACAAATTAAAGACAGAGAAAGCTGCATTGATTGAAGATAATGAACGTATGAAGCCTAAGGAGATATTTGCTGATGCAGTAACAGCGAGTAAAGATTCTATTCTGATCGGAGATTTAGCAAAAATTCTTAAGCAAAAAGGAATTGATATTGGTCAAAACAGACTGTTTCAAAAACTCAGAAATAACGGATATTTAATCCAAAGAAGAGGTCCAAGTTGGAATATGCCAACACAAAAGAGCATGGAAATGGGATTGTTTGAAGTTGAAGAAAGAACGATCACAAATCCGGATGGAACGACAAAGATCAGAAAGACTACAAAGGTTACTGGTAAAGGGCAGCAGTATTTTATTAATAAGTTGCTTGCTGCAAGCTAAGAAAAAATAAAGCATCCGGTTGATCTCTGTCCGTAGCAACCAACAACCTAAGATTGTTGCTAAAAGTCGTAGTAATAGTCGTGGTAGTTGTGGGGTTCGGGATGATCTTAAGCGACAGGGCGTAAAAAGATGATCACATATGCGGACAGAGATCAGCCGGATGGACTGAATTATATACCACAGTAACTATTAACCGCATAAGAAACAGCCAGTATAAGCCATGAGCCTGCTGCCTTAGGCAGTGGGCAGAAAGGAGTACGATCAGACAGCTTAACTTTCTATCTGATTAAGATTTTTCGAGTAACTATTAACGAAGCAAGCAAACGTAAACATATTTTTCAGGTTTTTTGTATTTTTATTTTTCACAAACTAGATTTGGTATTACAATTTTTCAAATCACGAGAGAAGAATCACGGCAGTTTATATGATCGGGCAAGAAATTATAGAAATGTGATCAGTATAAGCTGTTTCAGGTAGAAAGTTAAGCTGTCTGAGATAGGTAGATAGTATGAGTAAACAAGATTATATAATGCAGGGCAGAAATGAAGGAATTGCGTTCTGCGACAAAATAGCAAAAGAAAAAGGATTAGAAGAGCTACAGAGAGTAACAAGACAGAGAAATCTTGCAGGGCTTCGAACACTAATAGATCCAAGAGAACTTGACCAGGATTTTAGAGATGCAACACTACAGATTTTAGATACTGTATTGATCATGAGTCTTATAGTTTTGAAAGATGAATTTGATTTCGGAACTAAGAGATTAGATCGATTCAAAAAAAGATTCAATGACAAAACAGAGTGTTTAGAAACAGGAAATGTGACATGGATCGATATGATCGAGCAGGTCAGAGAAGAAAACAACATTAAATTAGATCTTAGAAAGAACGATGTAGTGATGGCATGGAGGAAAAAATAATGGTAAACAAGAAAGAATTTGAAGGTTACATCTGTGAGATCACCAATAAGCCAATCAGAGAGATGAGATTATGTCCGGACAAGCAGCAGAAGTTAAAGGTTCGGATCAAGTGTGATAAGGGATGCATTTATTGTGAGAAGGAAGTGATTGATAATGACTGACGAAGAAAAAAGAATGGTGGAATTTAACAACTACATAGATGACTTGAACATAGATGCCTTGATTAAATTTATGAATGGGGAAAGCGATGACTTTGAACCGATTCCGATACCAAAGGAAGTTGATGATGAAATGCAGAAAGACCGTTTCTATTAATTGTTAAAGAAAGTTAAGGATTAACTAATATATCATTTAATACATCAATTAATAAAACAATACAACAGTTGATGTATCAGCTGGAAGGAGAAGAGAATATGATTACAAAGACACAATTCAAGGATGCAGTTAAAAAGACAATCATTTGTACAATTATGAATCAGCCAGAAATAATTTATAATCTGGACCAAGATGAAGACGGAGCTATGAAAATCTTGGTAGGATTTTATAAAAGACTTATTAAAAAATTATATAGAAAAAGAGGCGAATTAAAAGATTGTAATGAGATAAATGAAATATATGTTATTGCATTTGAATGTTTATACAAAGAAGATGGAGAAACACCAGCTTATGTAATTTATGAAGAAAATATGCTTTGTTTATCAAGCATTAATGCACTAACTCAAATGTGTCAAGAAGTAATAGATAATTATTATTGTGAATTAACAAGCGAAATCCAAAAAGAACTAGAGGAAGAGTAATGGGCAAAGTAAGACAAAGATTAGGAAAAGCCTACATCCATACAAAAGAAGAATCCATCCAGAGTATCATCATTGATGCTCTGGTGGGTTCCGGATATGACGTGGATGTTGAGGTTACAGATAACGGAACAGGAAACGAAGTAGTATCATGTGAGATTTACGATGTGGGGGGGGCAGTAAGAAATGATAACAACAAAAGATGCTGTAAAAGTATTAAGTTTAACACTAACAATCGTATGTTATGGAATTTATTTTTATTCCGACCGAAAAAAAGATTGCTATCAAGCTATTAAATTTTTGATACTGGGATCAATCATGCAGAATGTAACATTCCACTTGGAATAAAGGAGCGTTAAGAATATGGGAAAGACAATAGAGAAAATAGAAAGAGTGGTGAAAATGCTAAATGGACGACACATGCCAAAACCTTACGAAGTGTACAAACACTTTAAAGGGAACTTATATGTTGTTCTTAATGTTGCTCGCCATACGGAGACAAATGAATTGCTTGTAGTATATGCTGCTACAAAAGAAATGCAAAGAATCTATGCAAGACCATTACAGATGTTTATGAGTGAAGTAGATCACGAAAAATATCCAGATGCAAGGCAAAAATACAGGTTTGAGAATACGATGGAGGGTTAATTTATGATCATTGGATTTTTAAGCGGATTATTTATCGGAGCAGTTGCAGGAGTGGCAGTGATGTCACTCTGTGCCGCAGCGAAAGAAAGGGATGAGTTATGACAAGGGAGCAGAAGATATGGAGATTAAGAAGACGATGCGGAAACATAGGACATTGTGATGAAAAAACATGCAAGATTTATGCAAAATGTGTAAATCTTGGTTATACATCGTTTGAACAGCTACCAGATGAAAAAATTAATGAAATGTACAATGAAGTATTTGGTGGTACACAAATAACAGAGAATCTGACAGGTGTTATAAAAGGTAAGAAAAGAATATTAGATGCATGTTGCGGCAGCAGAATGTTTTACTTTGATAAAAAGAATCCAGAAGTTCTATACCAGGATAACAGAGAACTCGAAACTACATTGTGCGATGGAAGGCATTTACTTATCAAGCCTGATGTGAAAATGGATTTTCGCAATATGAAGTATGCTGATAATAGTTTTAAGGTAGTTGTATTTGATCCGCCACATTTAGCACATGCTGGAACTGGAAGTTGGTTAGCTAAGAAATATGGAATACTTCCGAAAGATTGGCCAACGTATTTAAAACAAGGATTTGATGAATGTATGAGAGTTCTGGAACCAGATGGATTATTAGTATTCAAGTGGAATGAAGATCAGATACCGTTGAAAGAAGTGCTAGAACAATTTGATCATAAACCATTACTTGGAGACCAACGAGGAAAGACACGTTGGCTAGTATTCATAAAGTAAAAGGAGTGATACATAAATGGGATATCAAGATTGTCCATGTTTTAAGTGTGATCATGGCGGAGAAAGAGAAAAACGAGTTGAATGTCGAAGAAAATGTACTGAATTTACTGCCTGGAAGTTAAGCATGCAGGCGATCAGACAGAAAAAGAAAGAAGATAAAGACAAATACTATTCGACGACCAAAGGGAAGTTTTACAAAAGAAACCTGATGAAGCAAAAAGGTGGAAGAAAGATATGGTAGATCCATGCAAAGCCTGTGCAGAGATAAACTGCATGGGCATTTGTGCCGATCGGGTGCAATACAAACAAGAGTACCAGAAAATGACAGAACGGATAAGGCAGCAGATAATAAATCGTAACAGGAGGGGAGAACGTGGACAAGAACGTACTGATCCAATACGCAGACATGATTGAAGAAGTGAAAGATATAAGAAAACGAATCTTGCAAACAGAGAAGCGGATCGCAAGGATTGAGGAAGAAGGAACTGTAAAAGACACAGTAAGCGGTGGCATGGGTGGAATACAGCATTTTGTTGTTGAGGGTATGCCAGTACCAGAGTTAAGACGAAAGAAGCTGCTGCTTAATAAACGAAAAGCGATGCTGATCGAGAAAGAGAATGAACTTCTGGAACTTATGAACCAAGCGGAAGAATACATAAATAGCATTGAGAAGAGCGAACTTAGAATGATGTTCAGGTTCTACTACATTGATGGCATGACGTGGCTACAGGTGGCACATAGGATGAATCAGTTACATCCAAAGAGGAGAGTAGCTTATACAGAAGATAGCTGTAGAATGAGAAATACAAGATTTTTTCAAGAAAATTAGAAAATGTTCGGTCACGTTCGCAAAAAATAGGCTAATATATAGGCTAGAGCGATTAGATGAAGCGATACTTCATAATTAGTCCTCTTCTTTTTACTTAATGAATGAACTCGGGTGATCTTCGGACCCCGAGTCTTTTTATGCGTAAATTTAGAAAGGGTGGTAACGAATGAAACAGTATATTGGAACAAAAATCGTTAAAGCAGAACCGATGACAAGAGGTGATTATAACAATTATCGAGGATGGCAGATTCCTGCAGATGAAGATCCGATGGATGAAGGATACTTGATGGAATATGAGAACGGATATGTGCAGTGGTTACTAAAAGAAATGTTCGAAGCTGATTATATTGAATATGACAAAAACAAATTACCGGCAACAGCTGTTGGCATGATAAGTACAGATTATAAAGAACGTTTCAAGGCAGAATATGCTCAGTTAGTAATTCGTTATGAAGGATTAAAGGGAATGCTTAAAAAGTGGGATGATGGAACACTTGAATTTGAACCAACTTGTCCACGTAGCATTTACAATATGCAGATCAGAGCAATGTCTGAATATATCGCAGTGCTTGAAGCAAGAGCAGCAATTGAAAAAGTAGATTTGATGTCCGAGTAAAGGAGAACAAAATGATCATTACAGGAATGGATCACTTTCAGAGTGTTTGTAAGAGAAAAATGGTTGATTGGTATAACAAGAGCGATAACCCTCACAAAGAACCTAATGACATTCAGCCGATTGACTTAAGCAATGTATTTGTAGTATGGAGCTGTAAGACATTACAGAACTACAAATGCCTGGTATCTACTACAGTAAGTGGGGACGGTATCTATGCAGAATACACGTACAACGGAGACAAACAGGAACTATATGAGGACGTGTATAAGAAGCTGACAAATACATGCCACACAGAAGAATAAAAGCCGGAGTAATCCGGCATAAGGACCTCTAGCTCAGCAGGTCAGAGCAATCGGCTCATAACCGATTGGTCCAGGGTTCGAGTCCCCGGAGGTCCATTTGAAATATAGGAGGGAAAACATATGATCAGATTACAAGTAGAAGATTACTGCCAGAACTGTGAAGAGTTCAAACCTGAAACACAGGTTATGAGCAGAGGATATGTAGGGACTGGTTGTAAAGTGGATACAATAATTCGATGCAGTAATGCTCAGAAATGTGAGAAACTATGCGAGTACCTGAAGAAGGAGGGTGGTAATGTGTGAATGAAGAAAAAAACTACATATTGGCAGAATCTGATTATGTAGCCGGAATGAAGTATAAAGACATTGCTACCAAGTATGGAGTCTCGATGAATACTGTGAAATCGTGGAAGAAACGATACGCATGGTCGAGGAACAAAAAGACAAAATGCATCCAAAAGGGGTGCACACAAAATAAAAAGGGTGCACACAAAAAAGAAGCCGTTGCAGAGGATGTAAGTCAGGTCGTGATCAACGATGAACTTACCGATCAGCAGCAGCTTTTTTGTTTGTATCAATCTAGGATGTTTAATTACACGAAAGCTTACATGAAAGCTTATCCAGGATGTACTTATGCATCTGCTGCCGTATTAGGAAGCAGACTTATGAAGAATCCAGTGATCAGAAAAGAGATTGAACAGCTAAAGCAGAATCATATGAACAGAGAATTGCTAAAGCAGGAAGATATCTTTCAAAAGTTTATGGATATTGCATTTGCGGATGTAACAGATTATGTATCGTTTGGGCGAGAAAATATTCAAGTTATGGGTGCTTTTGGTCCAGTAATGGTAGAAAACAAAGAAACTGGAGAAAAAGAGGTTCTCGAAAAAGAAGTTAATACTGTGAAATTCAAACAATCTGAAGATGTTGATGGAACGCTGATCACGGAAGTGAAGCAAGGAAAAGACGGAGCGAGCATTAAGCTGGTTGATAAGATGAAAGCTTTGCAATGGCTTGCAGACCATATGGATATTGCTACAGCTGAACAGAAAGCGAAGATCGAACAGATTAGAGCTAAGACAGCGATCATGTCCGGAACATCCGAAGAAGAGACAGAAGACGATGGATTCATCGAAGCCTTAAAAGGTGAGGTGGCAGATGTATGGGAAGAAGAATAAAGAAAGCTGTCTTTAAGTTTCGGCCATTCTCTAAGAAGCAGAAAAAGATACTTACCTGGTGGCTACCAAATTCGCCAGTGCATGATCAAGATGGAATCATAGCAGATGGAGCTATTCGATCGGGGAAAACAGTTTCTATGTGTTTATCCTTTGCAATGTGGGCAATGGAAACGTTCAATGGCCAGAACTTCGGTATGTGCGGTAAGACGATTGGTTCTTTCCGGAGAAACGTACTCTTTTGGTTAAAGCTTATGCTTAAGAGTCGAGGATACCACGTTGAAGATCACAGAGCTGATAACTTAGTTGTTATCCGGAGAGGTGGCAAAGAAAATTATTTTTACATCTTTGGCGGTAAGGATGAGCGATCACAGGACTTGATACAGGGTATCACACTTGCAGGAGTCTTTTTTGATGAAGTGGCACTGATGCCTGAATCTTTTGTTAACCAGGCAACAGGACGATGTTCCGTTGATGGATCTAAATACTGGTTCAACTGCAACCCCGATGGACCTTATCATTGGTTTAAAACTAACTGGATTGATCGTGCAGATGAAAAGAAACTTGTCTATCTACACTTTACGATGGACGACAATTTAAGCTTATCTGAGCGAATTAAAGCTCGATATCGAGCAATGTATACCGGAGTGTTTTATAAACGTTATATCTTAGGTCTGTGGGCCGTAGCTGAGGGAATTATTTACGACATGTTTAATATAGAAAAGCATGCCACATCAGAAAAGCAGTCAACAACCGGCAGTAAATACGTCAGTGTCGATTATGGTACACAGAATGCGACAGTATATCTTTTATGGGAGAAGAACCAGAAAGGTCAGTGGGTTGCTACGAAAGAATATTACTATTCTGGCCGAGATGAGACCACGCAGAAGACCGATGGAGAGTATGCAGATGACATGGAAGAGTTCCTGGAAGGAATCAATGTTGAATCGATCATTGTCGATCCGGCAGCAGCATCCTTTATCGCAGAGCTTAAGAAAAGAGGATTCAAGGTTAAGAAAGCAAAGAATGATGTACTTGATGGTATTCGATTTGTCGGAAATCTGTTAAATCTAGGTGTATTACTGTTCTCTGAATGTTGTAAAGAAACAATCAAAGAGTTTGGCTCTTATATCTGGGATGATAAGGCATTGGAACGTGGAGAAGATAAACCAGTGAAGCAACATGATCATTGCATGGATGCAGTGAGATATTTTGCTTACACGATCGTAAGACGTGAACGAAAATGGAGTTGATTAAATGATAAAAGAAATTATTGAGCGAATAAGGCAGGTGATAAGAAAAATGCTTGGAAAAGAAAATATTAAGGATGCGATCGGAGTTGATATTGCCGTATCGGACAAGATGGCAAGAGAAATTGATCTCTGGTCGAAGATGTATAAAAATCAGCCGCCTTGGAAACGAAAAGATCTAAAGCTTTGCGGATTGCCTGCTGCCATTGCCGGAGAATTTGCAAGGCTTGTTACGTTAGAACTAAAGACAGAGATCACAGGGAATAAGTTTCTGAATGATGAATATCAAACTGTGATTGATAATATACGAACCTATACGGAATATGCCTGTGCAAAGGGTGGACTTGCAATGAAGCCTTACGTGTCGGATGGGCATATAGAAGTGGACATGGTTCAGGCCGATCGGTTCTTTCCTGTAAAATTTAATTCCAGAGGAGAAGTTATTGCAGCAGTATTTATGGAAACTGTCACGATAGGAAAACAGGTATATACAAGACTGGAATATCATCGACACGATGAAAAGACGGCTACATACTACATTATCAACAAAGCTTTTGTAAGGCAGGACCTTGATAACGTTGAGGTGTTAGGAAAAGAAGTACCGCTTAGTGCTGTACCGGAGTGGGCCGATCTTGAAGAAACCGTCACAATCATAAATGTGAAGAAGCCGTTATTTGCATATTTCAAGATTCCGAACGCAAATAACGTTGATGATTCATCTCCGTTGGGAGTATCTGTATATTCCAGAGCGGTAGATGACATCAAAGAAGCGGATTATCAATGGACGAGGATATTATGGGAATTTGAGGGATCTGAATTAGCAATTGATGGAGACGTTAGCTTATTTAAGCGAAAAGAAAACGGAGAATTTGACCTTCCAAAAGGAAAAGAAAGACTTTTCCGAATGATGGATTTTGACGATGATAAGGAGCAGTACAAGGTATTTGCACCGCCGATCCGTGATGAGAGCCTTATCAATGGATTTAATGCGATTCTTCGTAGGGTAGAGTTTAATTCTGGATTGGCATATGGAACTCTGAGCGATCTGAACACAGTTGATAAGACTGCAGAAGAGATTAAGACAAGTAAACAACGATCATACAGCACAGTATCTGATATTCAAAAAGCTTTGCAGAAAGCATTAGAACAATTAATCTATGCAATGGATGTGATCGCACAGCTTGCTAATCTAAATGGTGGCAAGAAATACGAGATCAGTTTTGACTGGGACGATTCGATCGTGATCGACAAAGAACAGGAACTGCAGAGTATGCAGCAGGATGCAACTGCAGGACTGATCCGAAAAGAAATATACATTGCGGCCAAGTATGGCGTATCTGAGGAAGAAGCATTGAAAATGATGCCGGCACAGGATGATCGTTTTACCATCCAGGAAGAGTAGGTGATCACAGATGCTTGATCCGAAGTATTTGGAAAAGTTCTCCGATCAGTTACTTGGCATCATTGACACTCTGACAATAACGATCATATCTGATATGGCAAAAAGAATCGTAAAGATGGGAAATGTATCAGAGTCAACAAAACATCAGGCTGAAGTTTTACAGAATGCAGGTCTTGTTTATAAAGATACGATCAAGCGAGTAAGTCAGGTATCTGGATATCAAAAGCATGAAGTTCAGAGAATGTATGAAGAAGCAGGTGTTAGGAATTTAAAGAACGAGGCTGTATATTACAAACAGGCAGGCAAAGAAGATATTAAGTTAAATCAGTCCAATGGAATGCAGAGAATCTTGCAAGCAAATATCAGAAAAACATGCCAGGAACTTGATAATCTCACGATGACAACCGCAGTAAGATCACAGTCAGCTTACATACAAGCTTGTAATAGAGCACAGATGAAAGTTAGTTCTGGAGCATTCAGTTATGACAAAGCAATTGCAGATGCGATCAAAGAGGCAGCAGTGCAGGGAACAGAAGTCTTATATCCGTCACAGCATGTCGATAAATTAGATGTCGCGGTAAGAAGAGCTGTACTTACCGGAGTAAACCAGACTGCAGCAGAAATGAACTTGCAATACGCAAAAGATCAGAACTGTGATTATGTTGAAACAACTGCACATGAAGGAGCAAGACCGGAACATGCCGTATGGCAAGGGAAGGTTTTTTGTTTATCTGGGACGGATCCGAAGTATGAAAACTTCTATGAAGCAACAGGATATGGAACAGGACCAGGGTTATGCGGTTGGAATTGCCGCCATAACTTCCATGCATTCTTCCCAGGAATATCGACACCAGCATATACGCAAGAAATGTTAGATGATTATTCTGCAAAGAATGTGGAATACAATGGAAAGCAATTTACAGAATATGAAGCAAGTCAGATGCAGAGAAGTCATGAACGACAGATCAGAGAAACAAAGAGGAAACTTGCTGGATATAATTCAGCGATCAGTGAAGCGAAAGATGATACTTTGAAAAATACTTTACAGAATCGCTTTAATGAAGAATCTGTAAGATTAAAGAAACAGGAAGCGGCATTGAAAGCTTTCTGTAAAGAAACAGGAAGAAGATATGAATCTGCCAGAGTTCAGATCCATGCAGTGAAGAACAAAGCAGGAGATATCGTTGGATTTGGTCGTAGTGTTGCACAGAAAGCTGTATGGAGTAACAGAAAAACAAAAGTCAATGAATCTAAATTTACAGAACGATTAACTGATTTTAATTTAGGACAAAAGGATCTGATCAATCATTGGAGTGTTCAGAGAAATTTGAATAAGTCCGACATTGGAAAAGAGACAATGAAATATATTGTTGATCATCCGGAAATTAATATAGAATTAGCATATCATGTTGATAATCCAGATAAATTATACGGAAAGCAATGGAAAGATAATATTCGTATTTATGCATCAGACACAAAAACAATTGAAAAAACCGCTGAAACATTGATTCATGAAATAACACATCATCGATATGATATTGGTGGATCACAGTGGTCAGAATGCGTTTGCAGAGCTCAGGAGTTAAAACATAAGTATCGCCGTAATACATTGACTGCAGATGAATTAAGAAGTATAATTAAAGAAATAAAAGAATTGTATCCAGAATTACCGTGGAGGTGATTATATATGAGATTTTGGGATGAAGTTGATGAAGCAATTAAAAAAGTAAGACAAGGGCAAGAAGCAACTTGTCCATTATGCAAAAAAGGAAAGTTAGTGCCAGTTGGAAATCCAAAAACAACAAAATCATTTTATTGCGATGCATGTAAAGAAAAACTTAATTTAGATTAAACGCCACCTGATCAATGTCAGGTGGTATTTTTATACGAAATTTTAAGAAAGGAGCAGCGAAACATGAAGTCAGCAGAATAGAAGGGATGGTGATCCAAATATCTCCCCGCAGCAGGGTTAAGCTGCAGAGGACACGCAGAGAGATCTGGGTGTTATTTTTATGCAAAGAAATAACATTGGTCAGCTGATCAGACCTTAAACAGTCGGTTCGTGGCGGTCGGTTACACGCCTAAAACAACCTAATACGAAAGGAGCATAGTAACATGAAAACAGATTTTTTAAAAGGTTTAAATCTTTCCCAGGAAGTGATCGATAAGATCATGGCTGAGAACGGAAAGGATATCGCAGCAGAACAGAAGAAAGCAGAGAAGATCACTCAGGAGCGAGACAGCTATAAGCTTAAAGCGGAGAATCTTGAAACTCAGGTAAACGATGCAAATGCAGAGATTCAGAAGTTTAAAGACATGGATATTGACGGCATCAAGCAGGCAGCAGATGACTGGAAAGAGAAAGCTGAGAAAGCAAAGAGTGATGCAGATGCTCAGATTTCAGAAATGAAATTTGATTATGCGTTAACTGCAGCATTGGCAGGAGCGAAAGCCAGAAACAGCAAAGCGGTTAAAGCGTTACTTGATATGGACGGACTGAAACTAAACGATGGAAAGATCATTGGTTTAGACGAACAGCTGTCACAGATCAAGGAAGAAAACGGCTTTTTGTTTGAAAGCGATGAACCTGCACCAACAATCGTTAAAGGAACAAATGGTGGTTCCGGCGGTATTGGTGGAAAGAAACCAAGTGAAATGACATATTCGGAACTCTGTGACTATATGGAACAGAATCCCGGAGCAGAAATTTAAATAAAGGAGTAAAAAATGGCAGGAGCAAAATTTGATTCTAAATCATTTAATCCTCAGGCATTTGGTGCTTATACAGAGAGGATTCCAAATTTAAAAAGAAACGAACTGATCAAATCAAGAGCCTTAAAAGGTAATCAGGATATTAAAAATACGTTCAGTTCTCAGACAGGAACATCATATGCAACTTTACCAATGCATGGTTTAATTGGTGGAACTGCACAGAATTATGATGGCGAGACCGATCTTACATCGGACAGCACAGATACATTCGAAAGAGGTGTTGTTGTAGTTGGACGTATGAAAGGATGGACAGAACGAGACTTTTCCGAAGACATTACAGGCGGTGTAAGCTTTATGGATAATGTTGCAGCACAGGTGAATGACTATAAAGCCGATCTTGACCAGTTGACCATTGTAAAAGAACTGGAAGGTATCTTTGCAATGACAGGAAAAGAAAACAAGACTTTCGTGGATAATCATACTTCTGATATTACAGAAGTTACTGCAACAGATAAGGATGGGAATGTTAAAAATGTTGTACAGGCAGATACTTTAAATACAGCTTTACAGAGAGCATCAGGGGATAATAAATCCAAATTCACAATTGCGATCATGCACAGTGCAGTTGCAACAAATCTTGAAAATTTGAAGCTGTTAAAATATATGACTCAGACTGATTCAAATGGTATTGAACGACAGTTAACACTTGCAACATGGAATGGCCGTTTAGTTCTGATCGATGACTCTATGCCAACGGAAGAAGTTGCTGCAGTAGAAGAAAGCGGAACAAAAGGAGAGTCTGGTTATGTTGCGGCACAGGAAGCTTATACGAAATATACAACCTTCGCATTAGGAGATGGAGCATTTGATTACGAAGACATTGGTGCAAAAGTCCCATATGAAATGTATCGTAATCCAATGAAAAATGGTGGGGAGGATACATTGTTTATGAGACAGAGAAAAGTATTTGCCCCATATGGAATTTCTTATACAAAGAAAAAACAGGCTACAAATTCGCCAACAGACGCAGAACTTGCAGATGGATCTAACTGGGAACTTGTCAACAACGGAAAAACTGGTCAAGATAAGAAAGTAATCGATCATAAAGCAATTCCAATTGCAAGAATCATTTCCAGAGGATAGGCGGTGATCCGGTATGGTGGAATATGCAAACAGGGATTTCTACGAAAATAAATTTTATGGCGAGATCATACCGGAGAAAGCTTTCCCTGGAATGATCTTAAAGGCGAGTATTTTTGTGAAGTTTCTTACATTTTCCAGAGTCGATGATATGACAGAGATTCCAGAAGAAGTAAGCTTGGCCACATGTGCAGTGGCAGATGTAATGTATCAGGATAGAATGAGAAAAGATGATGCAGGAAGGGAGATCGCAAGTGAGAACAACGATGGATACAGTGTAAGTTTTGTGACGAGTCAGAGCAAAACAACAGGCACTGTGGAGCACCGTTGTAAGAAAGCGGCGTATCCTTATCTTGCACATACAGGACTCTTGTACAGGGGGTGTGGGCCATATGATGACAAATGCAGACCTCACGATCTATAACAGTCACGGAGTTGATAAAAAGACAGCACGAAAGATCTATTTAAAGACTCAGATCAAAGGTGTTAATTTTTACACAAAGCAGCAGACAACTATTACCGATCAGGGACTCAGTTCTGCCGATTTGTATCAGATCCGCATCCCGTTATCTGCAGATACAGAAGGGAGAGAATATATCGATGCAGACAAGTATCGGGAATTATCTGCAGAAGAAGCAGAAAAGTATTGGACGATCAACAACGGGGATCTGTTTGGAAAAGGGTTGTTAGAAGATTTTGAGAAAGAATCAGAATTTTTAAAGCAGCAGTACACAGGAAAGGTATTGTCGTTTTCAGATAACCGAAGAGGCAGTTTACCACATTGGAGAATCGGAGGTGCTTAGATGGCAACACAAGTAAAGATAGATTTTTCGCCAGAACAGATTCTTAAGTTAAAAGGATTAGAGAAAAATGGACCAGCACAAAGATTTTTTGTCGGAGAGTTCCGGGACAAAATGGATCCGTATGTTCCGTTTGATCATGGGGTCCTAAAAAATACTGCAATAGAGAATCAAGATTCTATTGTTTATGTGCAACCATATGCACAGAGACAATACTGGGAGAACAAAGGCAGTGGATTCCGTGGCAAAGAATGGGATAAGAGGTGTTGGGCGAATAATGGTGATCAGATTACAGAATCTGTTGCGAAATTTATTGGAGGGAAAGCAGAATGAGTGTAATCGCAAGTGTGAGAGCATTTATCCAGGACTATCCAGGTTTATCTACTTTTGATGATCTGGTTGGCGTGGAACATCTTCCGGAAGATACAAAAAGTTATGCGATTGAAGCATCTGTAACGTCTCAGCCAATTAAAAAACGGTATATTAACGGTGACACAGAACGCCGTTTTAATTTTATCCTGGCAAGTAGAGAGTACTTCGGGGCAGACGTTGCAGAGAATATCGATGTGGCGGAGTTTTACGAAGATTTCTCAGACTGGTTGGAACGATGTACGATCAATAATGATCTTCCGGAAATGGATAAAGGAAAAAGAGCAATTAAAATACAGGCACTGACAAATGGATATGTGTTTAATGCAGATGCATCAAAAGCACAGTACCAGATTCAGTGCCAGTTAATTTATTATCAGAAATTAGGAGGAATATAAAATGGCAGAAACAGCAAGCAAAACAGTAAAACAGCGTTATCAGGAAGCTTCTTACTTAAAAGTAGGAGAGAACTTCGAACTTATGGGAACTGGTTTTACAGAGTTAAATGAAGATCCAGGAGCACAGACAACGAGTAAAAAATATATCAATGATAAATCATCCACATCAAGCATTACAAGCTATGAAGGTGAGCACGGATTTACAGCCGATCAGATTCCAAGCGAAAAGGTCATTAAAGATCTGGTCAGCATTGGTAAAGAGAGAAAAACAGGAGCGGATGCAGAACGTGAATTTGTTCGCGTTGATCTGGATGAAAAAGTAGAGGGAGATACCACTGGGACAGTATTCAAAGCACGTATGTTTACCGTAGCTGCTGAAATTTCAAGTTTCTCTGATAATGACGGAGAATTACAGGTTGAGGGAACACTTCACGACAAAGGAGATCCTGTTATGGGTAAATTTGATACAAAGACAAAGACATTTACACCGGATTCAGCAACGGAGTAAACGAAAGCGAAGCTTGAAATTGGAATTAAGGAGTAAGATATATGTTTATTTGGAATGAAGAGAGATTTGCATTTAATATTATGGATGCGGAGATGTTGAAGAAATTTAATGATACAAGTAAAGAAATGTGGAAAGAACTCGAAGAGTATGAAAAAAAGAATGCAACTACTGGTACGATCGGGCCGGAGGGTGTTGCGTATGAATCAGAAGTGATTAGCAAATTTTTTGATAAACTGTTTGGAAATGGAGCATCAGACAAGATGTTTACTTCAAAACATGATTTATCGGAGAGAACAAAGGCGGTGAAAAAGCTTTATAAGATAAAAAATGCACAGTTATCAACACATGATAAAACGTTAAACGATATTGCTGAAATGTTAGGAGCTGAATGATCAGGAGAGAACTCCCGGTGTCTGTGGATATCGGGAGTGAAAAATATGAGATCAATGCTGACTTTCGAACGATCATGAACATAGAAGGAATTATCTTTGGAAAAGAAGTCACGGAAGATCAAAAGAACTTTGCAAAGGAAATGATGAAGGAAATTGAGATCAATGAAAAAGATGCAATCACGAACGCAAAGTATTATGATGCGTTAAAGATTTTCTATAAAGATAACATTCCAGATGATCTGGAAGAAGCAATGGAAAAGATGCTGTGGTTTTATTCGTGTGGAAAAGAAGAAACTTCGAAAGCAAAGACAAAAAAGAAAGTGATCAGCTTTGAACATGATTTTGATTATATTAATGCAGGGTTTATGCAGGATTATAAGATTGATCTGTTTGAGATTGATTTTTTACATTGGTGGAAGTTTATGTCATTATTCAGTGCCTTGCATGATGATTGTAAAATCTGTGAGATCATCGGATATCGTGGAGCTGAGTTAAAGAATTTTGACAAAGAACAGAGAAAAAGGATACGGGAGATGCAAAAGATCTATGCACTTCCGGATGAGATAAGCAAAGAAGAGAAGAAGAGACAGGATGAGATAACGCAGATACTGCTAAATGGCGGTGATCTGTCAGGAATATTGTGATAAGAGAAGCGAACAGGCGAGAGCTTGGATCTGCAGGTTGAGCACCCAGGACGTCAAATAGCTTAGAAACTTTAGATTTTTAGGTATATAGGTATTTGACGAGGTGAAGACATGGCAGATGGTACAGTTACAATAGAAACCAAACTGGATAATTCTGGTGCAGAAAAAGGATTAAATGATCTTAAGAAAGAAGTTGAGTCTTCTTCTAAGAGTACAGCACAGGATATAGATAAAGCTTCTGATCAAGCACAAAAGAGTGTAGAAGAAGTTGCTAAATCCGCAGAGAAAACTGGAAAGCAAGTAGAAAAGAGTGCAAAAGATTCAGCATCGAAAGCAGGACAGGCAGCCAAACAAGGAGCTGATTCAGCTGCAAAGGGAACAGAGTCTGCATCTACGAAGATGCAACGGTCTCATAAAAAAGTAAAAGATACTGCAAAAGAGAGTTCAGATAGCACAAAGAAATCTTGGGAAAAATCTAATCAAAGTACTGTAGCAAGTACAGAAAGTGCATGTTCTAAAATGGCGGGACTGATAAAAACAATGGCGGCTACAGTAGGTATTGGAACAGCAGTAAAAGAAGTTGCAAATTCCGGAATAAGTTTTGAAAGTGCGTTTACAGGCGTGACAAAAACTGTAGATGCTACGAGTGAAGAACTTTCAAAGCTCAGAAAAGATATTCGTGGAATGGCGAAAGAAATGCCAGAGTCCGTGGAAGAGATTTCAGGAGTAGCTGAGGCAGCAGGACAATTGGGCATTAAAACAAAATCTGTTGCAGGATTTACAAAGACAATGGTTATGCTTGGAGATGCTACCAATTTATCTTCGGAAGAGGCAGCAACATCAATGGCAAGGTTTGCTAATGTTACAGGAATGAGCCAGAAAAATTTTGATAAATTAGGATCTACGGTAGTTGCACTTGGAAACAATATGGCAACAACAGAAAAAGAAATTGTAGAAATGGCAACAAGAATTTCTGGAGCTGGATCTCAAGTTGGTTTATCAGAAGCACAAATCATGTCATTTTCTGCAGCATTAAGTTCTGTTGGAATTGAAGCTGAAGCAGGTGGAACAGCCTTTTCTACATTGTTGTCAAAAATGAATCTTGCAACAGTACAAGGCGGAAAGAGTTTGAATAGTTTTGCTACTGTAGCAGGAATGAGTGGAGAACAGTTTAAAAAGGCTTTTAAAAATGACGCAGCAGGAGCAGTTTTATCATTTATTAATGGATTGGATAAAATCAATAAAAATGGTGGAAGTGCAATTAAAACCTTAAATGATATGGGATTGTCAGATGTAAGAATTAGAGATGCATTATTACGTGCAGCAGGAGCATCTGGTACATTTACAGAAGCTTTAAAAATAGGAACGAAAGCTTGGAATAAAAATACAGCCCTTACCAAAGAAGCTGAAACAAGATACAAAACAATGGAATCCCAATTGCAAATGACAAAAAATAAGTTAAATGATATTGGAATTTCAGTATATAGTTCTTTTGAAAAGCCATTAGTAAAAGGTGTAGCAACAGCGAATAAAGCTTTAGGAAATCTATCAAGGAAACTTGAAAATGGTGGAATTAAAAAAATTGTTCCTGAAGAAGCTATAAATACTGTCGAGAACTTGGGAAAAGTGGCTATGGTAGTTGGTAAAGGTGGAGTAAAAGTATTGGCCACTTCTACAAAACTGCTTGGGGACAACATGGGCGCAGTTATTCCGCTTGCGACATCATTCATGGGGGCCTGGGCCGGAGTTAAAGTTTTCAACACTGCATCTAAAGGAGTTACAGCATTAACTACAGCTTTTAGTGCCTTAAAAACAATGGAGCAGGCAAATGCAATCACCTTAGTGGCACAACAGGGTGGTTTGACTGCACTGCAGACAGTCGTTGGAATCTTTACAGGTAAGATTTCTCTTGCAACAGCAGCAACAGGAACTTTTAATGCAGCGTGTACAGCACTTGGCGGTCCAGTAGGTTTAGGAGTTGTTGCGGTTGGAGCATTAACAGCAGGAGTCGCAGCATATGCTTTGACACAGAAAAAAGCGGTTACAGAAGCGGATCGATACTATTCTTCTTGTACAAAACTCAAAAAGAAACAAGAAGAGATGGCAGCATCGATCAAGAGCTTACATAAAGAAAATCAGAAAAATGTAGATTCTACACGTGCAAATGGTGTTCAGGCAGATCAGCTGTATCAGAGATTAACAAAACTGATGAATGTTGAGCATAAGAGCGCCGGGACAAAAGCACAGATTGTAAGTGTAGTTAAACAATTAAATGAATTATTACCATGGCTGAATCTTGAGTATGACAAAGAAGCAGATAAGCTAAATAAGTCCACTTCTGCGATCAAAAAGAATATTGCAGCGCTAAAAGAACAGGCAATGGCTAAGGCTTACCAAAAAGGGATGGAAAGTGCCGCATCCAAAGTAGCCAAAGCTGACATTGAAAATGAAAATGCTATTAAGAAAAAGACAGAAGCAACAAACAAATATAATGCCGCTGTTGAAAAAATGAATCAGGTTACCGCAAAGGTAAACCAAAGGAAGATAACAACAAGCAGTGATGAATATAAGAAAGCTTCTAATGATCTGACAAAATACTATGATGCAATGATGGCAGCCAATAAGGCAGTTGAGCAAAGTGGTAAAAATTTAAATGCAGCACAAAAAGAATTGACTACATATACAGACAAATATACAGCTCAGACAAATTATACAGAGTATCTGAAATCCTTAGATGACCTGGCCAAACAGGCAAAGATTAAAGCGAGTGATATTCCAAAATCTGTTGGAGAGGGAATCAAACAGGGTGTTTACGCAAATCCAACCTCTGGAAAAGAATTAAAGAGTCTGATCAAATTAGATGATCTGGTTAATTCTGATCAGTTGGCCAAGATGCAAGAACAGGGAATGAAGATCCCACAGTATTTGGCACAAGGTATTTCTGATGGATCTGTTTCATTTAAAACCGCAGCAACACAGCTTGGAAATGCAATTAACTGGGAAGATTTAATTCAGCAAGTAAAAGATAAAGGAAAAGAAGTTCCGGACAGTATTGCACAGGGAATTAGTTCCGGACAGTATGCTGTTCCAGCCTCTATAAAAGCTGTTGAGAATCTAGTTACATTTGAAGGATTAAAAACTAAGGCATTACAAGGTGGAATTGAAGTACCTGATTATTTGGCAAATGGTATTACATCTGGAAGTATGAAACCTGAAGAAGCAGTTAAGGCACTGAGTAATTTGGTATCTTTTCAGGATATGATAGATAAGGCAGGAATTGAAGGATCAAAAGTTCCAACAGAATTAGCAACCAGAGTTGCGCAAGGACAAATATCTGTTCAAGCTGCAGTAAAACAATTGACCGATGCGGTAGGAAAAGAGTCAGAGAAAACAGCTCAAAAGACAAGTGATGCAAAAAAGAAAATTGAAAGCAATACAAAGTTAAAAGCGCCTGATAATTCTGCAACTACTAATTCATTAAAAAAAGTCGCAAAGGCTTCAAATGAAGCATCAAGTAGTTTGAAGAAAAATCAGACCGAAATTAAAAAGGCTTCTAAGATACCGGCTACAGATAATACTCAAAGTGCAAAAACAACATTTGGTGCATTTCCAAAGGAAGCAAAAAAGGCATCTACTGAGGTGAAAAGTAGTAGTAAAACTTTGAAAAGCACAGCTACAAAAACTCTAGCTGCAAATGATGGTGCTGCTAAAAAGGCAGGAGCAAAACTTGGAAATGATTTTGCAAAAGGTATTGCATCAAAATCTGGAGCTGCAAAAAGTGCCGGTTCAAAAGTAGCTAAAGCAGGTTCTTCCGGAGCAAGTGCGCAGAAATCTTCTTTTGTATCCGTTGGTAGCAATTTATCTGCAGGAATTGCATCTGGTATCAGATCAAATTCCGGTGCTGTATCAGCAGCCGCAAGAGAAACAGTAAGAGCAGCAGTTGTAGCCGCAAAAGCAGAAGGTAAGATTCATTCACCATCCCGTGTTATGGATAGTGACGTAGGAAAATGGATGCCGTTAGGAATGGCAGCAGGTATCCGAAAGCATACGAAAGATGTGGAAGATGCTTCTGGAGAGATGGCTAACGCATCGGTAGAAGCTACAGCAACAGCCTTAGGAATCCATTCTCCATCTCGTGTATATAAAGATGCGGTTGGTAAGAATATTCCAAAAGGTGTAGCAAAGGGTGTCAGAGAAGGACAGACAGAACTCAATGCAGAAATGAATCTAGCTGTAAATGAAGCGTTATATGCAGCTAAGAGTGCATCGAAAAAAGGAAATTATTCCGACATCGGAAACAACCTTGTGTCTGGTATATCCGAAGCACTCAACACGGCCAAGTCAAGATCATCAGAAACTGTACAAGAAATCATTGATCAGCAGACAAGTAAAGTTTCTTCGAAGCACGATACAGCAGAGAAAAATCTTCAAGATAAGATCAGTAAGACAAAAAATAAAAAGAAAAAAGCAAAATTAAAAAAACAGCTGAAAAAGTTAAAGAAGCAGAATGCTGCAGAAGAAAAGCAATTAAAAATTGCGGGAGAAAAAACGGCAGCAGCATACAATGATGCATTTGAGAAAGAAGCTGATCGATTAAATAAGATTGCACAGGAAAAACTACAGGAACTGTCAGATGAATACCAGGAAGCGTATAACAACATCAAGAGCAAGATGGATAGTTTAACTGATAAACAGCAGGCTTGGGGAAATATCTATAACCTTGATCAGAATATCATGGATATTGAAAAGTATCAAAAGAACTTGAAGTCGCTAGAAAACAAGATTCCTGAATCTATGATGGAAAAGATTCTTGGAATGGATATTGATGCGGGAAATGCTTATATGGCATGGTTTCAGCATATGTCAGAAGCTGAGCAGCAGGCTTACATTAATAAGTGGAATCAGCAACAGAGCATGTCCAAAACATTTTCTGAAAACTTCTTTGGAGATGATCTCGCAAAACTTCAAGCAAATTATGAATCTGAAATGAAAACAGTCACAGATGATCTGCAGAAAGAGATGAAACAGGCAGGAGTTAATATTGCTAAAGGGTTAACTGCGGGTATGGAAAGCGAAACCAGAAACCTCAGCAAATCCATGAAAAAGATCTGCCAGAATATTATTAAGACAGCCAAAAAGACACTTAAGATTCATTCCCCATCTCGAGAATTTGCAAAGATTGGTTCTTATGATATTCAGGGAGCAATCAAAGGACATGAAAAAGAAGCGCCAAATTTGTATAAACAAATGGGAACGATTTCTCAGAACATGGCACAGAAATTTGCAAAAGCGAAGTTGAACGTTCAAGATATTCAGTCAAGGATGCAGGATGCGATTAACCTGCAGATGCAGACGATCACAACAAGAATGCAGCCAGTTATGCAAACAGATTCAGCTAATGGATCAGAATCAGTAGTCTATACTGGACCAGAACGAATTGAGGTGCCTGTGATTGTAGATGGTCGAGAGATTACAAGAGTAATCGCTCCTTACATGGACACAGAATTAAGTACAAGAGCAACACGAAAATCAAGAGGAGGTGTATAGTATGCCAGGAACATTAGGAGTCACGATCGGAGAAAAACATACCTTAAAGGATTGGAATCTTGGATGGACTGCGATCACTCTTGGTTTTCCGGAACCAAAAACATATGAACTGGATATTCAAGGAGCAGATGGAACACTGGATATCACTGAAGCGGTTACTGGCGGAGATGTGAAGTACAAGAATCGTAGTCTTTCCTTAGAATTTGAAACTCCAGACGAAGACTTTTTTGAATGGGGATCTATTGTATCGGACATTGCAAATTACCTGGTTGGTAAGAAAATGAAGATCATACTCGATACTGATCCATCTTTTTATTACATTGGCCGACTTACGATTGATGTCGAAAAGACAGATCGTATAAATGGAAAGCTTGTAATGTCCGGAGAAGTTGATCCATATAAGTATGAAGTTGCTTCGTCTCTGGAAGATTGGTTATGGGATGATTTTAATTTTGAAACTGATATCATCCGTGAATATGGAAACATCAAAGTTTCTGGAAAATACGAGCTAAATATTTATGGAAGAAGAAAGAGAGTGATCCCTGTGATCGAATGCGATACACCAATGCAGGTTACATATAACGGGGCCACTTATGATCTTCCAAAGGGCAAAAGTAAAGTGTTCGATATCTGGTTATCAGAAGGGGATAACCTTTTAACGTTTACAGGAAATGGGACAGTTTCTGTTGATTATCGGGGAGGTAGTTTGTAGATGTATAAGATACTATGTGACGGGAAAACACTGCACGATGTCCGCGATCCGGATTATATGGTGCTTAGCCCTAAGATATCATTAGAACTAAATAAAACAGGAAATCTTGATTTTGGGATGTTACAAACGCATCCTCACGTTAACGATATCAATAAGTTAAAATCTCGAATCGATGTTTATGAAGATGTTGAACTGTTATTTTCCGGAAGAAGTTTAACGGATGAAAAAGATTTTCAGAATACAGGGCAAATCTCTTGTGAAGGAGAGTTGTCTTTTTTGTTAGATTCAATTCAGCGACCGCATAATTACGGAACCGAAACAACAGAAGCTGGGACAGCAGATACCAATATAGAGATTTTTAAAAGATTAATTCACGAACATAATTCACAGGTAGAGGAAGCAAAGAGATTTGAAATCGGTGTGATCGATATTGAAAGTGTTACGATCCCAAGTTTATCGACAAATTATGAGAAAACTTGGGATTTTATTAATTCTAATTTTTTAGAGAAATATGATGGGTATCTTCGTGTCCGTCATGAGGATGATGTGAGATACCTCGATTATGTGAAACGATACGGAAATGTAAGTAATCAGGTTATCAGATTTGGAGAAAATCTTCTTGATCTGAAGAAATACTCTAAAGCAGAAGACATTAAAACAGCGATTATACCAGTTGGAAAAGACAACGTGACAATCACAACAGCAAATGGACACAATGGAACAGATTACGTATATAACCAAGACGCAGTAAATTTGTATGGTTGGATTTATGACAAGGTTGATTTCTCTGAGGTATATGATCCAGACAAACTACTGGAAGAAGCAAATAAATATCTGCAGAAGTGCATCAACTTAGCAATCACGATTGAACTTACAGCTGTTGATCTGCATATGATTGATGTTGATATTAACGCAATCAGACTTGGAGATCTTGTTCCTTGCATTTCTACACAGCATGGAATCATGAGCACATTCGGAGATGTGAGCACGTACTATCTTGTAAGTAAGTACGAACTAGATTTAGAGAATCCGGCCAATAATAAGATAACATTAGGAAGAACAATTAGTTCACTGACTGACACTGTTGCAGGAACAAATAATGTAAAAGGCATGATACAGACTCTATCCGTAGCATCTACAGATGCAGTGGCCAAATCTGCTGCCGCAGAAAAAAGTGCAAAAGAAGCAGCAGAAAAAGCTAAAGGTGCAGCAGGTACGGTACAAGAAATTCAAAAAAATATTGGAAATAGGGTAGTTGGAGAAAAATATGGAAATGTCCCTTATATATCAAATAATGAGGGAACAATGCAAGTAGGGAAAACAATAGAATTTCATTCAACCGACAACTATCCGGAAACAGACGGAAAGCTATATGTCGAGAATGGAATTTTATATTTTGCAGATAAAACAGGAACAGTTAAGACAATTCAGATGCAGGAGGTAAGCAATAATGACGAAAATACAGGAATTACTGGATAATTTGTTACACAAGAAGCTCGGACGAGATGTAAGGCAAAGCATCCATGACAGCATTGAGCAATGTTATAAAGATGCGACCGGGCATCCTGAGTCTGTTGCAGGAGTAATCGAAGAAAACAAAAATATGCAAAAACAGTTAGATTCTAATATCAATACAATAAATGGAAGAATCGATACTATACTAACAGGTACTGTAAATACAACAAAACTAGTAACAGTACATTCGGCAACTATTAGAAACAACAGCGCTAGCGATCTTACATTTAAAATTAGTAGCAAAGACAATGAAACACTGAAAAGCATAAAGGATAAATCACCTACAGTTATAAATGCTAATGTTATTGCTAAAGCATTAGATGGAGTAGCAATAAATGGTAAAGGCATCCCATCAAGTTATAATGTAGAGTCAACAAACGATGAATATGTTATAACTGTGTACTCGGGATCAAGTAGTGTCGTTGGGCAGTATGTTTTTATGGCAGTTGTAACAATAGCATATGAAGACATTGCGACAGATATAAGTTCAGCCGAATTAAAAGATGTAAGAGCAGGTGCTGATGGTACTGTATATAAGAGTGCGGGAGAAGCAGTTAGACAGCAGATTGGTTCACTAAAGGAATCTTTAAAAAACGCAACAGTAACTGATGGTTCTATTACAACATCGAAAATTGCAGATAAAGCGGTCACTGGAGATAAGATTGATTTTATTGATAAAAAAGAATTTCATTTTTACACTCCAACAGGGGATGCTAATGCAGAAAATGCGTCAGCAAATAACAGAAACTATATGATTCCGTTTGAAGTTGGGACACCATACATTTATATGATAATGCAAACGAGATTACAAGGACGACAGTTTGGGAGTGTTAATGCACCATATAAATCCGGTATAAATAATTGGAGTAGTTACAGTTATAGTGTTTCTCAAGCCATTGGGACTGCGAAAGATAAAACAGTACAATTATGGTCCTATCCAGAAAAAGCAAACTCAACTAACTACCCATGGACAGAATGCCGTAAATTTGATTGTTCGGAGTTGAATCAATACTTTGAAAAAAGTAAATTAAGTGGCACGCAGACGATTTATTGTGAAGTTTATAAAGAAAATTGTGGATGGTTTGGTGTAGATAACGATACATGGGCTAACAAAGATAAACTATCCATTTTATGGTTAAAAGAGGAACCAACATTAAATGATTGGTTGAATGGATTCAAGACAGTTGAAACATTAAATAAAAACGTTGAAGCAAACTTTTTGAAGATGCGAGATGCTTTAGGAATGTATCATAATGTGCTTGATTATGGAATCACACAGGATGCGGATGATAATTCTTTGAAATTTCAACAAATGGTCGATGAATTGTCACAAAATGGTGGTGGAACGATTTACGTTCCAATAGGTACATATAAATTCGATACATCAAATGGACAATATATCGAGGGAACTGGTGGTTGTAAATGTTGCATAAAAGCAAAAAGTAACGTGTCTATTGTTGGGGAATCATTAACGGATTCGGTGTTTAAAATGACAGGACATAGCTCACAGGGTGTTTGTATGTTTGGCTATAACAGTGCAACAAACAAAACTCCAATCGAGGGATGTACTTATAGAAATTTTACGGTAAATGGCGAAGAGTGTACGATAGATACATATTCAAGTGATGGCAAGGCATTTTTTTATCAATATGTTAAAAACTGTGTGTGGCGTGACTTAAGATTAATTGGTACTCCTGCTACATCTCTTGGAATTGATTTCCTTGACAATGTGGTAATCGACTCTATTTATTGTTACGAGTCTGGACGCATCCATGCAGATAACAGCCCCGGTGGTGCAGGAGTCGGAATTGGAACGGGAGCATGGGAAAATGAAAATTTTATTGTGAGAAACTGTATTTGTGATAACTGCGGACATTTTGGAATCTTTCTAGAGGATCAGCATGTATTCGGAGATGCAGCACACAGAACACCTACCTATCCAAAAGGAGTGATTATTGCAAATAATATTTGCAGAAATGGCAGAAATTACGGTTTTGGAGTGCGTGGTGGACAACACGTTATATTCGACGGTAATGAGGCATACGAAAATGCAAATGGTGGATTTTTCAGCGATTACCAAAATAAATCAATCGTTATTCAAAATAATTTGATAAGAGATAATACAGGAAATGGAATTTGCTTAGGAAACGAAAAACCGGGGATTCTTGAGACATCATTTGAAAATGTTACAATCAAAGACAATGTGGTTATAGGAAATAAAACTGGAATTAATATTAGCCAAAAAACAACGAATTTAAATTTGATTGATAACATTGTCAGGGATAATACAGTAAAAGACATCACTGTATCTGCCACTCAGACAAGTTGTTATATATCTGGAAATCTAGTATTAACTGCTGATGTTAGTAATCATCTTAACAAGGTTGAAAATTCAGAGTTATAAAATAGACAAAATCTTTTTAGTTAACTAAAAGAAGTTATAGTTAAGCAGCATAATTTCAAAATAGCAGAAAAAGGTGCATGATATCATGCACCAAATTAAATGATTTGCAGTTATTAAGGATTAAGGACACATACTTCATAGAATAATAAAGAAAGATCAGGAAGTTTTATGTAAGACTTTTCATAATCCAGTGTTTCTCCAGGTGGTAGAGAATTTTTATGGGATTGTTCTAATTTTTTAAATAGAGGATTTTGTTTTACATGATTATATATTTTTTCGTCGGTGTAATATCCGTCGAATGGGATTTCAATTAAACCTAAGCGCAATAAACTATCAAGCGATGTTGCACATTGTTTAATTGAAAAATCTTGTATCCATGAGCAGTGATATTGAATTGGATATGAACCACCATGTTCCCTTTTTACTCTTAGATTAATAAGAGGTCGAGACCCAGCATTCATTATTAATTGAAATATACGTGCATCTATAGGAGACATCTGCTTGATTATTTCAACAAAAGAGGGATGAACAGTATCTTTTGTATCTTTAATCATAGATTTGGCAAGAAGATTGGCATATAGATTACGCAATTCATCACTATTCATTGCATAGGAAATTGCTTGAATTGCAGGAACAGCAACATATGGTTCTGGTTCAACAATTTTTTCGGGATCGACATTATCAAGTTTTTGAGCAAGAAGTTTCTTAGTTTCTTCGATGCTATACTCTTTATTTAAAATCCATCTATCAAGCCCAGAGAATGCTGCGTTAATAGCACGAGGTATTCGGGCAATAACTTTGCCAGTTTCTTGTGCTGCTGGTTGAAGAGTATCGTGATATAACTCGGGAACAGTATCAAGAGCTTTTGCGACACCTTTGGAAAGATCATCGAGTGCGTTGTTCATTTTAATCACATCCTTTTTGTTTTTTTTGATTATATTATACGCAAAAATAAAAGAATTTCAAGAAAAAGGAGAAGAATATGTTGAAATCTGTAATATGTTTTGAAACAAAAGAAAAAGTAAGAGTGATAGGCGGAGGT